GTTGAAAAGCAAATCCACAGCGGACGAGGAAACATACCCCATCCGCACCGGCGAGGTTATTTACATCCACCCGAAGGGCCGGTTTATTAGTGCGTGGACGGAAACGGCGGGCGGCCCCGTGGTAGAAAATTTCCAGCTATGTGAGGTGGTTAGGTGAGTACGTTCCCGGAACGGCTGCGCAAATTAAGGGAATCTGAGCGGCCTGCTAAAAGCATGAGAGTGAAAGCGGAGTTGATTGGGATCGGGCATGATACGCTGCGGAAGTACGAAACCGGGGAGAACGAACCGGCTCTCAGCCAGTTGAAGCTGATAGCGAATCATTACCACGTCAGCTTGGATGAGCTTGCATGGGACGAGGGAGAGCGAGAGTAAACCTTTATAGTATCGCAAAAAAAATTGGTCTTTGCCCCCAATTCGGGGCAAGCGAATAAAAATATGTGTCAGAATGAGGGTGCGGGGTTATATCCGTATCCTCATTCCATCCATCCTTTCTTTCCTCCTGACCCCGGCATCCGCCGGGGATATGCAGACGTAGCTCAGTAGGCAGAGCACCGCACCAGGAGGTATGCGCTGGTTCAAGTCCAGCCGTCTGCACCATGGCGGGGAGCGTTTCGGGTGATGCGTCCTCGCTCCAAGAATATATAAGCTGCGGCCTGTAAAAGCAGCTCGTCTCCGGCAACTGGTACTTGCCCCTGATGCCCCGGTGCAATTCCGGTTGGGTATAGGACCCCTCGCACCTCTCAACGATGTGGCCCAGAGGGGACATTACGCATTGTGGCTTAGTTGGAAGAGCCATTCAGTGTAGAGTGCCCTTTGGGGCGGGTAAAGTCTGCTATGTAAGGCCAAGGGGTGGGGGCTGGTAGCAAAACAGGAGGAAGTCATGGCAAAAGGGGGAAACGCGTCTTTTATTGTGACTGCTTCAAGCGTAAAAAAGTTTTTACAACAATCAGAGAAGTCAACGGCGTGTGAAAGATTGATGGGTAAGGCGCGGTTGCATATCCCTGATTTTGACAATAAGCAAGTAAAGCGGCGAGAAAACCAAGGAGCAGGGGCCGGTAGCAAAATAATGTTAAGAGGTTATGCGAAATGAAAAAGTATATTGGCACGAAAATCATTGAAGCGGCCCCTGCTATTCGCAAGGGTGGCAAGGTCTACGATGCGAACGAGCTGATCCCCAGAAGCATGGAGCCTGCGGAAGAGGGGTACAAGGTTCGTTACCAGGACGGCTACGAGAGTTTTAGCCCTAAGGACGTGTTCGAGGAAGCGTACCGCCCCACCGACGGCATGAGCTTTGGCTTGGCTATTGAAGCGGCAAAGAAAGGGAAGAGAATTGCCCGTCGTGGTTGGAATGGCAAGAATCAGCATGTCGAGCTTGCGGAGCGCATCAGCTATGAGAATGCTGCGCATGAGGTGATCAACGCCATTCACGAAGCTATCGGTAACAAAGCGCTTGCTTTTGTCGGCACATCCGGCGTGCAGCTCGGCTGGCTGGCATCGCAGGCGGATATGCTTGCCGATGACTGGATGATCGTGGAGTAAATTATTACCGGTAGCAAAACAGGAGGATGGCATGGAAATCACAAAACGGCGGCTTGCGGATATTGTGCCGTATGCCGCAAACGCAAAAAAGCATGATAAACGGCAAATCAACAATGTTGCGGAGAGCATCAAGCAATACGGCTTTGTGCAGCCGATTGTGATTGACCGTGACGGCGTGATCGTAATCGGCCACTGCCGCGCTTTGGCGGCAAAGAAGCTGGGTATGGAAGAAGTACCGTGCGTCTGCGTGGACGATCTCACACCGGAGCAGGTGAACGCCCTGCGGCTGGTGGATAACAAGAGCAACGAGAGCGACTGGGACTTTGACCTGCTGGCAGAGGAATTGCCGGGGCTGGATTTGTCGGCGTTTGATTTCGACTGGGGGATTGAAAACGAGGATGAGTACGGCACTGATTTTTCCTTGCCGGATGGGGACAAATCGGAAATCTGTCAAATGACATTCACGCTCCATGAACAACAGAAAGAATTGATCGAATATGCTATGACGTGTGTTGAAGATGAAATAACAGAAACGTTTGGCAACGCCAATAAAAACGGGAATGCATTGTATGAGGTGATACGGCAATGGGCAGCGCAAAAGACCTGATTGTAAAAGTTATTCCAAGCAAGGTTGCCGTTCCGTTTGTGAAACTGCACCATTACAGCGGCAAGGTTGTGAATAACAGCAATTTGCATTTCGGCGTGTTTTACGAAGGCAGACTTCACGGCGTCATGTCCTTTGGCCCGTCTTTGGATAAGTCAAAAATACAAGGGCTTGTTGAGGGAACCGGGTGGAACGAATTCATCGAATTGAACCGCATGGCGTTTGATGATGTGCTTCCGCGCAATAGCGAGAGCCGAGCAATTGCTATTGCGATGAAGCTAATCCGAAAAAACGCGCCTCAAATCAAATGGGTCATTTCGTTTGCGGATGGGTGTTCTTGCGGTGACGGAACGATTTACCGAGCAAGTGGTTTTGTTTTGACGGCAATCAAACCTAACGGTAATCTGGTGCAACTTCCAAACGGGGAGAAAATACACAAGATGACCCTCGAAAGCAATCCAACATCCCCGCGAAAAGAACTTGGCGGCAAAAGCTATTACGATATAACCGGCGGTAACTTTAATTTCAAAAAATATGTGGCTTATGTCGGCGGTGAGATTTTGACCGGGTACCAACTCCGATATATCTATTTTATTGACCAAACATATAGAGACCGGCTTACTGTTCCTATCATTCCGTTTTCCAAAATCGACGAAATGGGCGCTGGAATGTACAAAGGGGAAAAGGTAACGCAAGCAGAAAGGCACCAGTGACACGGCAATATGCGGCGGTAGTTTAACGGTAAAACATTCCGCATCCTGCGGAAAGATGGCGGTTCAACTCCGACCTCGCTGCTCCAAAATGCCGTGTTATGGTTCCAAAGAAAGGAGGGCGCGTATGGCAAGGCCAAGAAAGGAAATAGATCAGAAGCAGTTCGAGAACCTCTGCGGCCTGCAATGCACGCTTGAGGAAATCTGCGGTTGGTTTGATGTGACTGATAAAACACTGGATAGTTGGTGTAAACGCACCTATCATGCCAGTTTTTCCGAGGTATTTAAACAAAAGCGCGGAGCGGGGAAAATTTCGCTGCGTCGGAGCCAGTGGCAGCTTGCGGCAAAGAACGCAAGCATGGCTATTTGGCTGGGGAAACAGTACCTTGGCCAGCGTGACGTTGTGGAGATTGGCTTGCCGACTGACAACACGCAGGAGGACGCTTTGAGCGTAAGCCTGCGCGAAATGGCAGAGGGGTTGGAAAGCGATGATTAGCGCAAAGCAGCAGAAGATCCTTGCCTTCCCCTATTCCAAGTATGACGCGCTGATCTGTGACGGCGCGGTGCGTTCCGGCAAAACCTCCATCATGATGTGGGCGTTCGTCCGCTGGGCGATGGAGAATTTCAGCGGCCAGCGCTTCGGCGTGTGTGGCCGCACGGTGGATAGCTGCACCAAGAACATCATCGTGCCGTTTACGGCGATGAGCCTTGCCAAAGAGCGCTATATCATACGCTGGCGGCGCGGCGATAAGGTAATGGAAGTGCGGCGCGGTGCCGTGACAAACTACTTTGAAGTGTTCGGCGGCAAGGACGAGGCAAGCTATACGCTGATCCAAGGCCGCACGCTGGCGGGCGTTCTGCTGGACGAAGTGGTGCTGATGCCGCGCTCGTTTGTGGAACAGGCGCTTGCACGATGCTCTGTAGACGGTGCAAAGCTGTGGTTCTCTTGCAACCCCGGCAGTCCGCATCACTGGTTTTATCAGGAGTGGATTAAGCGACACCGCGAACGGAACACGCTATATCTCCACTTCGAAATGACTGACAACCCCGGCTTGAGTGCAAGAACGCTCGAGCGTTACGCGAATATGTACGCCGGTATCTTTTATGATCGATATGTGCGCGGTTTGTGGGTAGCGGCGGAGGGCGTTGTCTACAAGGATTTTGCAAACGACACCGAAAAGTATTTGATCGATGATCCTTTAAAATGGGCAGAGGAACAGGAGACGAAATTCTCTGTTATTTCCATTGGCGTTGACTTTGGCGGCACGAAATCCGCAACGAAGTTTCAGGCGACCGGAATTACAAAAGATTATCGTGTGGTCGCGCTGGAAGAAGAATACATCAAAACCGAAGAGATTGACCCTGACGCGCTGAATCGGCGCTTTGCTACGTTCTGCCAAATGGTTACGGCAAAGTACGGATATAGCCAGACGCGGGCAGACAGCGCGGAAACGGTGCTGATTCGCGGGTTAGATCATACCGCGCAGAAAATGCACCTCGGGACGCAGGTAAAGAACGCAATGAAACTGCAAATCACAGATAGGATCAGGCTCGTGGTGCTGCTGATGAAGCAGGGGCGTTTTAAGGTTTCGCGCAACTGCCCCCATCTGATCGATGCGCTGCAAACTGCGATTTATGATCCTGATAAGTTTGAGGACGAGCGCCTTGACGATGGAACGTCCGATATTGATAGTTTGGACGCATTTGAATACAGCATAGAGCCTTATTACAAAGACCTGGAACGTGCCGGTCATATGATGGGACGGTGAAAGAGTGAATATTCGCAGAGCATTAAAGGAATTAGGCTTTGATACGGTAGATAGTAAGTTTTACTCGCTGATTGATGTATGGAAATCATGGTATGACGGCGATGTAAAAGACTTCCACAGTTATACGGTGTGGAATGGCATCGAAGAACTGGAATGCCATAGGTATTCCGTCAACATGGGCAAGAAAGTCTGCGAGGACTGGGCAAACCTGCTGATGAATGAGCGCGTGAATATCACGCTTGAGGGCAAGAAGGAGCAGGAATTTGTAGATGCGGTTCTTGCTGATAATAACTGGGAAGTAAAATCCAATGAATTGCAGGAGCGGAAATCCGCGGTTGGTACCGTTGCTTATGTTCCAATCATGGAGGATATGAGTGTTGACCCTGATACAGCAGAGATCGCTAACCCCGGAAGAATTCATATCAACTATGTAACCGCTGCAAACATCTACCCGCTGACGTGGGACAATGGCATTATTCGTGAGTGCGCTTTCGCATGGACAAAACGAGTTGATGATGCGGAATACACCTACATTCAGGTGCATCGGCTGAACGGCGGCGAATACGACATTGAAAACTACCTGTACGACGCGGAGGAAGTGCCGCTAACAAGTGTGCGGGGCTTTGAAGCAATCCCCCCTGTTGTCCGCACAGGAAGCGCCAAGCCGCAGTTTGTCATTGACCGCCTGAACATTGCGAACTCTGATGAAGATAACCCTATGGGCGTTGCAGTGTTCGCTTCCGCCATCGACCAGCTCAAAAGCGTTGATATTACATACGATAGTTATGTGAATGAGTTTGTGCTGGGAAAAAAGCGCATCGTGGTACAGCCGGAAGCAACCAAGGACATCAATGGTAGGCCAGTCTTTGATAAGCGCGAAACGGTTTACTACGTTCTACCGGAAGATCGCGCATCTGATGGAAACATTTTGCAGCAGGTCGATATGACGCTGCGCACAGCAGAGTTTAACACCGGTATGCAAGATATGCTCAACGTATTGTCGAGCAAATGCGGCTTTGGCGAGAATCATTACAAATTCGATCAGACAAGCATTGCCACGGCTACACAGGTCATTAGCGAAAACAGCACCATGTTCCGCACAATCAAGAAGCATGAAATTCTGCTCGAGCAAGCGATCACGGAGCTGTGTCGCATCCTACTTCGCTTGGGCAATCGCTACATGGACGCCGGACTTGATGAGGAAGTCGAAATCTCCATCGACTTTGATGATAGTATCATCGAGGACAAGGGGCAGGACTTCAACCGCGATATGCAGTTGCTTGATGCTGGCATCATGAACGATTGGGAATTCCGCGCACGGTGGATGAACGAGGACGAGGCGACCGCAAAGGCGGCGCTGCCGAAAATGCAGGACATGACAACAGAGCAGCAGAACGAAGTGGAGTGAGGTGACGGGCAGTGCCGAAATACCCATTCACCCCCGAACTGCTGGATGCCATGCCGGAAGAGCTGGCGAAGCTGTACCGTGGACTTGAGGACACGCTGCTAATGGAAATATGTTCCCGGCTGAAGCTTCGGGACGAGCTGAACGAGGTCACGGTGCAGGACATCAAGGCGCTGCGGTCACACGGCATCGATCTGAAAGAGATTGAGAAAGCCATACGCCAGACTACCGGCATCAGCGAGAAAAAGCTAAACGAGCTGATAGATAATGTGGTGGATCGCAACCAAAAGTATTACACCGATGTCATAGACCTTGCCCGTGTAACGCAGCCTGACGTGCTGGTGGATGCAACCACCATTGACGCCATCAAACGGCAAACGCGGGACATGTTCCGAAACATCACCGCTTCGATGGGTTTTTTGGTAGACGCAGGGAGGACGATGCTGCCACCCGCAAAGGCGTACCAGTGGGCTTTAGATGCCGCTACGTTGAAAGTACAAAGCGGGGCTATTTCTTATGGGCAAGCCATCAAAGACGCCGTTAGGGAGCTTGCAAGTGGCGGCCTGCGGGTGGTGGACTATGAGAGCGGACACCGTGACCATGTAGACGTAGCTGCCCGCCGTGCCGTAATGACTGGCGTGTCACAGTTGTGCAGTAAGTACACGGAGCAAGCGGCGGAATACCTGGAGACGCCGTATTATGAAGTGTCTGCCCACGCCGGGGCGCGTGATGTACCAGGAAGGTCGCCGTGGGCATCGCACAAGGAGTGGCAAGGCAAAGTGTATTCCACCCGCAGCGGTGACATCTACCCGAACATCTACGAGGTGTGCGGTCTGGGTGCTGTGGATGGCCTGGAAGGAGCCAACTGCCGTCACCGCCGCAACGTTTGGGTTGAGGGCGTAAGTGAACGCACATACACTGACGAACAGCTTGAGCATATCGACGATGGGTTGGGCTGTACGTTTGATGGCAAGACCTATACGGCATACGAGGCCACGCAGGAGCAGCGCAAGGTGGAGCGCACCATACGCAAGCTCAAGCGTGAGAAAACAGCGTACAACGCCGCAGGGCTGACAGACGAAGAACAGGCAGTGAATATCAAACTACGCCGCCTGAACGCCAAGTACAAGGCGTTCAGCAAGGCGGCTGGGCTGCCGGAGCAGCGGGAAAGGATGAAGGTGCTGTATTGATCGACAACGAAGTCTTACAGGCTATCGAAGCCATCTTGAAGCGGGGCAACAACGCAGAAGTGCGGCGAAAAGGCGATGGCGTTATTGTTCTGGAAGTCCAAAAGAAAATCAAATATCAATCCTCGGTGTAATCGGGCACCGGGAAGGGCAATAGGAGCCAACTACCGAGTTTTCCTCGGTGGTTGGCTCTTTTGTTTTAAGTAAAACCCGCGAAGCACAGCGGTTTTTATACAACGTTCGCCCCCGAAGAATTGGGGCCAAAGAAAAGGAGAACGAATAACATGGCGAAATTTACGAGAGCGGAAATCAGAAATATTCTCGGCGACGCTTGCACAGAAGAGATCGAAAATCGCTTGGTTGCGCTGCATCTGGGCGTGGTCGACCCCCTCAAGGACGATCTCACGAAGTACAAGGCGGACGCGGAGAAGCTGCCAAGCGTCCAGAAGCAGTTGGACGACCTCAAGGCGGCAGGTGACGGCGGTTATAAGGAGAAGTACGAGAAGGAACACTCGGCTTTTGAAGCCTTTAAGACCGACATCACAGAAAAGGAAAGCAAGGCGGCAAAGGAAAAGGCTGTCCGTGCTTACTTTGAGAGCAAAAACATCACCGGCGCGAATCTCGACCTTGCTATGCGAGGCTGCGGCGAGGAAATGGCCGCATTGGAGCTGGACGGGGAAAAAATCAAGGACACCAAGTCTCTTGATGCACTCGTAGACGGCACTTACAAGGGGCTTGTCTCCAAGCAGACCGTTCGCGTCGACACTGGTGCGCGCTTTAACGGTGGCGGGAAGCCGATGACAAAGGACGAGATCATGCAAATCACTGACAGAGCGGAGCGGCGCGCTGCAATCGCCGCAAATATGGATTTGTTTAGAAAGGAAGAATAAAAATGGCTGCTGATCCTAAGCTCATTAAGAAAGCTGACCTCGCGCGTGTGCGCGAAATCGAATTTACCGAAATGTTTGGCTATTCCATCAAGAAGCTGATGGAGGCTCTGGGCGTTACCCGAAAGATTTCCAAGCAGGCGGGCACTGTGCTCAAGAGCTACAAGGCCACTGGCACGCTGGAGAGCGGCGCTGTTGCTGAGGGTGAGACCATTCCCCTCAGCAAGTACAAGACCGAAGCCGTGAACTACAAGGAGATTACGCTCAAGAAGTGGCGCAAGGCCACCTCCGCCGAAGCAATCACCGATCGCGGCTACGATCAGGCGGTAGAAATGACCACCGACGAAATGCTCAAGGACGTCCAGAAGGGTATTCGTAAAGACTTTTTCAACTTCCTCGCAACCGGCACGGGCACGGCGTCCGGCGCGACCTTCCAGGCGACCTTGGCTCAGGCATGGGGCCAGCTGCAGGTGCTGTTTGAAGATGACGAAATCGGTGCGGTGTATTTCCTGAACCCGCTGGATGTTGCTGACTACCTCGCAAGCGCAAACATTACCTTGCAGACCGCGTTCGGAATGACTTACGTTGAGAACTTCCTCGGCCTTGGCACCGTGATTCTCAATTCCAGCGTTCCCAAGGGCAAGATTTACGCCACCGCCAAGGACAACATTGTCCTGTACTACATTCCTGTGAACGGCGCTGATCTTGGCGAGGTGTTCGATTTCACCACCGATGCCACCGGCTATATCGGTATCCATGAGGAGCCCGATTACACCAACATGACCGCATCTGACACCGTTATCAACGGCATGGCTCTTTTCGCTGAGCGTATCGACGGTGTGGTGGTCGGCTCCATCACTCCGGCGGTGGGGGGCTAACTGAACTGCTGAATAAGCCTGACCCTGACATCACCGTTTTCACCGACATGACAAAAGCACAAATGCTTAAGTATGCCGATGAAAACGGGGTGGAAGGGGTCAGCAGTTCGATGAAAAAGGCTGAAATTCTCGCAGTTTTGGAAGGAGCTGGCTCACATGACATACGCTGATTACGATTATTACTCCGGGACCTATTTGGGCACCGTGAGCGAGGAGGATTTTCCGCGTCTGGCTGTCCGGGCCAGCTCCTTCCTCGATTACTACACGCAGAACCGGGCAAAAGATAACGCTGATATGGACGCGGTAAAAATGTGCTGCTGTGCACTTGTGGACAAGTATCAGCTGATCGAAGCCGCGCAGCAGCTTGCCGCAACCAAACTGACGAACGCGGCGACCGGCGATGACGTGAAAAGCGAAACGGTAGGCGGGTACTCCCGGACGCTGGCCAGTGGTGGCGAAGCTGCCGCGTCTGCGCTGAGTGCAACAGACGGTGCGAAGAAACTGCTGGCGGCGACCTGTAACGAGTATCTGGCACATACCGGTCTGCTGTATCGGGGAGGGGGGTGCTGTGGTTGTACGCGCCCCACACTATAACGGTCTACAACGCCGTGCAGGAGACTGACCCGGCGACTTTTGAGGAAATCACAAAGCTGTATGTGACCATTCTGCGCGGCGTTATGCTGCAAGCCAGCAAGGCGGTAAACGTGCGTGAAAGCGGACTTGAGAGCGCGGACGCGGTAAACTTGTACATTCCGTTCTCTGTGGAAGCGGTGGACGGTACGACAGGCAAGGCCAAAACTTACGCGCCCCCACAGGCGTTTCTTGCGGCGGCGGACAGGTCCGGGCTGTGGACGCTGTCGGTCAACGGAAACGGCGGCCTGACGTTCTTTGTAAAAGGCGAGTTTGTCACCGACAAAGAGGATGTGGCTATGGCACAGGACGGTTGCTACAACGTGACCAAAGTGGACGAGAAAGATTTTGGCAGCATGGATATGCAGCATTGGGAAGTCGGAGGGGCATAAGATGTCGCTCAAGTTCTCTGTTGACGTGTCCGGCATGGACGAGGTAAAGAGGCAGCTTGCAATGGCCTGTGGCCGCGCTGAAAGCGTTTTAGCGCAACAGGTGATGAAAGACACCATCCCCTTTGTGCCTGCGCTTACAGGCTCTCTGACGCAGAGAACGCGAGTGGTAGGCAACGAGGTCATTTACCCCGGCCCATACGCCCGGTTTCTGTACTACGGTAAGGTGATGGTAGACCCGGCGACCGGCAGCACATACGCCCCAAAGGGCGGGCACAAGGTGGTCACAGACCGAAATCTTGTATTTAACACAACAATGCACCCGCAGGCACAGGCACATTGGTTTGACGCTTCCAAAGCGCAAAACATGGAGAAGTGGGGGCGGGTGGCAGATAAGGCGGTGAAGAAATTTGGAAAAGACTAAAAAGGCCGTGCCAGCGGCGGAAGAGGATCAGGTATCGCGCAAGCTGCTTGTGTGGCTGAACACATACCCGGAGCTGCCAGTCGACCTTATCCGCTTTGAGTTTCTTCCCGCCGACACTTCCGCTATGGCGATGTCGACCATTCAGGCGGCTTACATTGTGCGGAAGTATATCACCGGCGGTTATGTGGCGGAGTATCAGTTCAAGATAATCTACCGAGTGAAGCCGGGGAACAGCAACGACAAACGGCTCAAGGCTGACGAACTGTTGAACGCTATCGGGGATTGGGCAAATGGTCAGAAGCCCGACATCGGAGATGACAAGCGCGTTATCAGCATGGAGCCGACCACACGATCTTCCCTGTTTGCCATGTATGAAAACGGGGACGAAGATCACCAAATCCTTATGAAACTGAATTACGAGGTGAATGTATAATGGCAGATTTGGAATTCAACACCACGAAGGGCCAGACCATTGACCGCGAACTGCTCATTGCGTACCTGAACACCGGCACCGCTTCCGCCCCTGTGTGGAGCGCTATCGGTAAGCGCGTCGAGGACAGCAGCGAGGAAATGGACTGGAGCACCGACACCAAGCAGGACATTTTGGGCCACACCTTTACGACCATGAAAAAGCCCACCATCACGCAGACTTTTGACCCCATTCCCCTGGACGCGGGCGACGCTGCGGCGGTGAAGATGTGGAACCTGGCCGTCAAAGACCAGGATGCCCAGGCGCTGGCAAATCAGGACATGATGATCGGACACTTCTACGCCACCAGCGGCGAGGCGATGTTTGCGGAGCGCTACGACGCTTGCGCTATTGCCATCACCGGCATCGGCGGCGAGGGCGGCGGCACCCTGAACATCACCAGCGAAATCACCTATGGCGGCACCCGCACTGTGGGCACTGTGAAGAAGGGCAGCAGCGGCGCTATTGAGTTTACTGCGGCCTAAATAAAGGGGCGGGCAACCGCCCCTGTTTTGGAGGGAACACATGAAGGAATTGACAATCACCACCGGCATACAGGAATACCACCTGAATGACAAATGCACGGTGTATTTTAATCCCAGCGATCCGGCGTTTGCAGACAAGCTTTACACAGCGTTTGACGCGCTGAAAAAGAAGCAGGATGCGCGGGACGATAACGTAGAAAAAATGAGCGCCCGCGAAATGTTTGATTGGCTCCGAAATATGGACGCCGAAATGCGCGAGACTATTGACGGGGTGTTTGAGCAGCCGGTGTGTGAGCCGCTGTTTGGCAACGTGAGCGTGTATGCCATCGTGGGCGGTGCGCCGCTGTGGATGAACCTTATGGTTGCCATCATGGACGAGCTGGACGAGGGGATTAAGCGGGAAAAGGCTTTTCACAGTGAGAAGCTTGCAAAGTATACGGCCAAGTACCACAGATGATGTACGACCTTCCAACGAGCCTTGAGGTGTGTGGAACGGAATACCCAATAGAAACGGACTTTCGCGTGATACTGGACATATTCTCGGTGCTGTCTGCTGTGGAACTAACGAGCGAAGAAAAGTGCTTTGGCGTGTTGGGGATGTTTTACCCCGGTTTTTTCACGATGCCTGGGGAGCATATGGAAGAAGCGATAAAACAGTGCTTTTGGTTTATCAACGGCGGGAATGAGGAAGCGCAAAAAAAATCAACCAAGTTGATGGATTGGGAACAGGACTTCCGCCTGCTTGTCGCTCCAATCAACCGCATAGCGGGGCAAGAGGTGCGGGCGCTGCCGTATCTGCACTGGTGGACGTTCCTTTCGTACTACGGTGAAATCGGCGATTGCTACTTTGCGCAGATCGTGCGTATACGCGATCTGAAAGCAAAAGGAAAGCTGAAAGACAAAGCCGACAGGGAGTTTTACCGCAGAAACCGAGACGCTATAGACATTAAGCGCCGGTACTCGGAGGCTGAGGAAGAAGTCATTAAGGGCTGGACGTAAAAAAGCCGCCCCGGAGGGCGGCTGCGTAGCGGTCATTGATTTGCAATAAATGTAATGTCGTTTCCAGACCAAAAATCCGGGGTAAATCTGATTTCAAGCGTTTTCCAATCTGCTGGGACTTCGTAGCCTATTACGCCGGACATCTTTTTCCCTGATGCAACAGTACCGTCCAGCTGACCTTTGTCTGCGGCCAACGTTCCGGTCATGCTCATGTTTGTGGAGTAGTCATCGACATACGCTTCAAAGGACATTATAGAGCTTATGGAAATATCTTTGCTGGATTTGTTCTCAATGGAAAATTCACAAAATAGAAACACGTTTCCGCTGTCTGGTGTGTAAAAACCTTCTCCGCTTGATTGGGTGCAAGACACAAATGTGACTTCAATGTCTTTAAGGGAGACAACGTCACCAACTGCAAATTCCGTTTTCTGCGGAGCAGTTGATCCGTTTCCGCCTTTTACGCCTGTATCCCCAACCTTTTCTGGGGAGTTTCCGCCAAGCGCAGTGCCAATAATGCCGATAGCAATAAACACAGCGATAACGATCAGCACGACCGGCTTTTTCTGTTTGGCCCCGCAGGCGGGGCATACTTTCGCGGATTTTGCAATATCTGCGCCACAGGTCTTACACTTAGTCATTTTATCCATTTTCTTCCGCCCTCCAAGAAGTTTTTTGTGGTTTGTTTATAGTACCACATAAATACCATAAAAGCAAGTAGGTGATTGTATGGCAAACGCGGACGGCTCCGTTATCATCAAGGCCGACATTGACGATAAGCAGGCGCAGAAAGAACTCAATGCGCTGGAAAAGAAAATAGAGGCGCTGCAGGAAAAGCTCACCACCAAGAAATCCGCGCGAGATACTTTGTTTAACCAAGCCAACAACTTAGGCGCACAGCTTGACGAAGCAAAGGCAAAACTGGCGCAGATGAAGGGCGGCGGCGAGTTCTTCACCAGTGATGCTATTAAGCAGCAGGAGGCCGCTGTAGCGTCTATGGAAAAAGAATGGAACGCCATGAATGACAAACTGGACAAGCAGAACGCCGCTATTCGCGAGGGCGAAGCGGAGCTTGACCGAATGAAAGCAAAGGCCGGTGAGTTAAGTAAGCAGCTTGGCAATACCGGGAAGAACGCCGGAAAGATACAAGAGGGGTTAGACAAAGCATCCCAGGGCATGGAGGCGTTCACAAAGCGCGTAAAAATGCTGGCAAAGCGGGCGCTGGTGTTTACCATCATTGCCCGTGCGTTGGCGGCCCTCCGGGATTGGCTGGCAGATGTGGTGGCAGTAAACGGCGAAGCACGGGACGCTATTGCGCAGCTCAAGGGTGCGCTGCTGACGCTGGCACAGCCGCTTGTGCAGATCATTATCCCGGCGTTTACTGCGCTGGTTAAGGTACTGGCTACGGTGATTTCGTTTATCGCGAATATTGTATCTGCCCTATTTGGAACAACGGCAAAAGAAAGCGCCAATGCGGCAAAGTCCCTGAACGACCAGAAGAACGCATATAAAGGCGTTGGCGGAGCGGCAAAGTCTGCAAGTAAACAGCTTGCGTCGTTTGATGAGATCAATAAGTTAAGCGGTGAAAGCGGCGGCGGGTCCGGTATTATTCTACCTGATTTCAGCACGGCGGCAAATTTCGCATTTCTTGATAAAATCGCGGACAAGCTCAAGAAAATCGGGCAGGACATTGTAAACCTGTTTAAGGATGTCACCGGGTTTATCGGCAACGTATTCTCCGGGGATTGGGGCGCGGCGCTGGACAACATCATCGACTTTGTAAACCACGCCCGTATTTTGCTGGCCGATTTGCTGGACTTTGTGGGGTATATCTTTGGAGCGATCATAGACACCATCATAGAAAAGTGCGGCCTTGCCGGTACTCCGGTAGGAGATATGTTGACCGGTATCAAGGACATTGTGCAGGGCGCGCTGGGCCTTATTTCCGGCATCCTTACGTTTGACTTGGAGAAAATGAAGCAGGCTGTCATTCAAATGCTTACCGGCGTAAAGACATTTGTGCTGGGCGTTTTTGACTGGTTTAAGCTTGGGCTGACAAGCTTGCTTGATTGGCTGGACGAAAGCACAAACGGTAGGTTCCATGAGTTGATCGAGCTGGCTAAAACTTACGTCAATGACGTAGTCGAGGGTATGAAGCAAATCTTCAGCGGCCTTATTGAGTTTCTGACCGGCGTGTTTACGCTGGACTGGAAAAAAGCGTGGGAAGGTATCAAAGAAATTTTCCGTGGCATCTGGAATACCATCGTCGGCACTCTTGAGGCGGCTATAAACCTCATCATCAAAGGTATCAACTGGCTTATTGACCAGCTGAACAAGATACACTTTGAAATCCCGGATTGGGTTCCTGGTATCGGCGGTAAATCTTTCGGCATCAATATTTCCCATGTAAACGAGCTTAAAATCCCCCGTTTGGCACAGGGCGCGGTCATCCCTCCGAACCGGGAGTTTATGGCAGTGCTTGGCGATCAGAAATCCGGGACAAACATCGAGACACCGCTGGCAACGATGGTACAGGCGTTCAAACAGGCACTTGCTGAAAGCGGATATGGAGGAAGCAACGAGGCCGTGTTGGTGCTTGACAAGGACGTGCTGGGCAAGGTCGTGTACCGGCTGAACAAGGCGGAGGGTACGCGTATCGGCGTAAATCTGTCGGAGGTGCAGGGATGAACTACATCAAACTGAACGGCATTTCCTTTGACGCTGACGTGGCCATTTCAAAGTACAACCGAAACTTTAACGTGCTGGACGGCGAAAACGCAGGGCGCGTAATGACGGGCCGCATGGTGCGTGACATCATCGGGACATACCTTGGTCACAAGCTGACGGTTTTTCGGCGCGGCGACAACTACAAGGGACTTGACGATTTCTGGGACTACCTGTACAAACACAGCGTGGATGACTTCGTTATGCTGGAAGCGGCAGACGGCCAGACTACCATCGCTTATGAAGCGTATTACACCAGCGCGTCGCAGGACTTGGAGAAGGGCGATGGAGGCGTAAACTATTGGGGCGAGATTGAAGTGAACTTTGTCCCGATGGACGCGCAGCTCCGCCCCTGAGAGGTGGCCTATGTCGAAAACGACTATTCTGTACAAGGACATAGCCCCCGGCGCGGCGGATGACGCGACTGTGGTCGCCACTGGGGGGACAGGCGATCTCTCCCAAATCCCGCACGGAGCGGCTCCGGGTAAGCTTATTACGCTGGAACGGAGCCGCTGGGTGCTGGACGGCACCTTTGATGGCGTGTACGCGGAGGACAAGGTAGGCTTTTGGTCTACGGAGGTTTCCGGGGACAGCGGAGAGTTTACCAACCCGCCCAAAATCACCATGACGTTTACGCAGCAGTATTCCAGCATGGGCATCCAGCTTACCTTTGACGAGGACACAGGAGAATATTGCAACGAGGTAGAAATATCGTGGTATCAGGGCGCGGTGCTGCGGCGGGCGCAGTCGTTCCAGCCTGACAACGCGGTGTACTTCTGCGATTGCCGGGTAGAGAGCTTTGACAAGGTGGAGGTCACGCTGAAAAAGACCGTAGTCCCCCATCGGCGGGCGCGTGTTAATGAGATCGTGCTGGGCGTGGTGCGTAAATTCGGGATGAACGAAATACGCAACGCATCCATCGTAAACCAGGCGAACGAAGCCGCCGTAGAGCTGCCGGTGTCCACGCTAAACTGGACGCTTGACAGTCTGAAAGATGTGGATTACCTGTTTCAGCTGAAACAGCCGGTGGAGGTGTGGAACGACAACCGGCATCTGGGTACATACTACATTAACAACTCGTCACGCACGTCCGCAAACGTGTATGTGATAGAGTGCCAGGACGCGCTTGGAGTGCTTGAATACACGCCGTTCAGCGGAGGGGCATACCTTGATGGGGTGAGTGCGAAAACGCTCTTAGAAGCGCTTGCAAAGCCCTTTGATGTGGAGTATGCGAGCGATGTGGAGGACACAACGCTGAAAGGCGTACTTGTTAAGGGCACCAACCGAAGCGCTATCCAGCAGGTCATATTTGCATGGGGCGTGTGTCTGGCAACAGACGGCGGGAACAAGCTTCGGGTATTCAACCAGCCCACAAAGCCTATTCTTATTCCACGCGGGCGGACGTTTGTCGGATCTTCCGTTACAACCGGCGCGGTTGTTACAAAGGTGAACGTGACGGCGCATAGCTATGTAGAAGCCAGCAACGGCAACGTGACCATCAATGGGGTTAAATACAAAGACACCCGGACGGTGTACAGTGCCATCAATCCCAACGTTACCGCATCCGACCGGGAGAACGTAAAGGAAGTCACGGCGGCAACTCTTGTATCTGATGAAATTGGGCAGGCAGTGGCGGACCGGCTGTACAAGTATTATTCGCTGCGTGACACAAACACGGCGACCGTGGTATACGGTGGCGAGAAGCTGGGCGACTGCGTAAGCATTTACACGCCGTGGGGGTTGCTGACCACAGGCAATCTTCACAAGATGGAGATAAAGCTGTCCAACACGGTGGTGTACAACGCGGAAGTTACAGGCGCGTGGATCATCAGCCCGTACTTCTATTACAGCAACGACCTGTTCTCCGGGGAGGTGTAACCGATGGCGGAATATACAGCACAGGTGCCGAAGATAGCGGCGGCTGTACTGCTGCCGAACCCGGCGACCATCAACGGCAAGGTAAAGCTACAGGTAACGGTGATAGAGGAAACCGTCATCGTGTACCCCAGCTATTACTACAGCGGCGATCTATATGCGGGCGAAAGTCCACATACGCCGTACCCGCGTGTACCCCAAGCATATCATTTCTTTTGCGGCGATATTTACGCCGGGGAGGTATAAATGGCAATCAAGACAGTAAAAGCGACGATCAACGGCCAGACATACGACCTGACGCTGAACTCCGCAAGCGGCAAATGGGAAGCGACCATTACCGCTCCGGGGAAAACATCGTACAATCTGGCAGGCGGCTACTACAACGTATCCGTCGAAGCAACAAACGAAGCGGGCACAAAGGGCAGCGCGGACGCATCTACCGTAGACGGCCTGAAGCTGGTGGTAAAGGAGACTGTGGCACCTGTTATCACCATCGTGTCCCCCACGGCTGGCGCGTATGTGGCGAACAGCAAACAGCCGGTGGTATTCAACATCACGGATGAAACCGGCGGTTCCGGCGTGGACATCAGCACATTGGTAGTCAAGCAGGACGGCACGGCTGTAGCGGCGGCGAACATCACGCACACGGCTATTACCAATGGCTACAGCGTGACCTACACGCCGTCTGCGGCACTGAGCGACGGAAGCCACACCGTGACCATCAACTGCAAAGACCACGACGGAAACGCGGCTGCGGAGAAGTCCACGACCTACACCGTGGATACTGTTCCTCCGACGCTGAACGTAACATCTCCTGCGGACGGCCTTATTACGGCGGCTTCTTCTGTCACTGTGGCCGGTACTACCAACGATGCAACGTCCTCTCCCGTGGTCATTACCATCTCCCTGAACGGAACGGATCAGGGTACAATCCCTGTGGGCACCGGCGGTACTTTCTCCAAGGTGGTTACGCTGAAAGAGGGCAGCAACACCATCATCGTCAAGGCAAAAGACGCGGCAGGGAAGGAAAGCTCCGTCACCCGGACAGTCACGCTGGACACGTCTGTGCCGAAGATCAAAGCGGCGACCATTACGCCTAACCCGGTCGACACCGGTAAGACGATGGTCATTAGTGTTACCATTGAGTGAGAGGTGATAGCTTGAGCAGAGATATTCGCGTATCGCTCCCCGCCGCCATCGTCTACGTGTCCGGTTCGGTCAACGGCAAGGATTACGTGTGGACGCTGGACGGCGAAGCGTGGAAAGCCACGGTAGACCGTGCTTCGGATGAAAAGTACGCCGTATCTTTGACGGCTATTAACGCGGCGGGCACAAGCGCCAGTTACCAGTTTACCCTTAACTACGGTATGCTGTCCCTTATTACGGACAGAACGCAAGCAGACGTGGATGGCGTAATAGCCGCGCTCAGTCGAATAGAGACTGGGCGCGGCACCCCGGCGGACGTGCTTCTCCTGAGCGACAACAAGGGGTCGTACAACTACACTGACCTGAACCGCGTTGCGGGAGCTGTGCTGTATGTGGCGGAGGAGTTAGCGGCCAGCGGGTACAGCGTGACGGTAACGGCAAAGCAAGGGTGGACGGAAACGGACATTCCCACGCAGGCGGACATTGACCAGTACCTCGCGGACATCGCAGAAATACGCAATGCGCTGCCTGTGCCTGCCGACGCCCCGGAGGTGCCGGAGATGCCGTTGGACTATCGAAAGGCCAACGACATTGAAAGTATCCTCATACTGGTAGACAAGCTTGTGCAGAACATAGCCAAGTCGTGGTTTTACTCGGGAGACTTGTACTCCAACGAAATCAAATAATAAACGTTACTCCCGGCCAATCGGGGCACGGGAAAGGGCAATAGGAGCCGACTATGGGAACGTAGTCGGCTCCATCTTTTTTGGAAAGGAGCAGATATGCAGGACAGAATTTCCCTTTATCCTGGCCGCGTCAAGCTCACGCCTGTTTCCGGGCAGGACAACGTGTACGACATGACCCGGCAGGACAACCCCACCACGGAGGGCACACCTCTGAACAAGTCCACGCTGCTGACGGACGAGGTGGCGGAAACGCTGGGGCTTGACCCGGCAACGGCTACGCCCTCTCAGGCCATCAACGCCGTGGTGGGCAAGGCAACGGACAAGAAGCTATCGCTGACGCTGGCGGCGGCAAGCTGGACAGGGAGCGCAAGCCCCTACACCCAGGGTGTGACCATCACGGGCGGAACGGCCACCAGTCAGGCGGACATTCAGGCAGACGCAGCGGCGATACAGCAGATGCTGGACGACGGCACCAACGCTATCTACATCGCCAACAACAACGGGACATTCACCGCCTACGCTGTGGGCGAGAAGCCCACCGCTGACCTGAGTGTGCAGGTGACGGTGTACGACGTGAAGGAGGTAAACTAACGATGGTTATTATCGGTAAATCGCAAATTGCGGGGGGGGTACTGCTAAACGATTAGAGTTTGAGTACACCGGTGACTACGTGACGCGCAGTGACGGGGTTATTGAACTCCGCAGTAGCGGCACATTTACATCTCTTAAGGCACAGAGTGTAGATGTATTTCTTGTTGGCGGCGGAGGTGCAGGCAGAGCGGGGGACAACAAAGGGTCTGCCGGAGGCGGGGGCGGATTTACTTTAACGGAGTCGCTTTTTCTGTTGGAAGAAACTACTTATGCAGTCACTATTGGCGCGGGAGGCGCAGCCATCGGGACATCTCCCTCCGTAGAATATGCGCCGTCTGGCGGTAATACAACGTTTGGAAACTTAGTGGTAAACGGAGGACAAGGCGGCCGGAGACAGTATCGCAACGGTGGGACAAGGTCGGATGGAGGAAATGGGGGCTCTGGCGGAGGTGCATCTGCCAAAGGTGGCACCAATGGGGCAAATGGAAATCTTGGGCAAGATCCAAACGCAATCGCCGGAACAGGGCAAGGTACCACGACCCGCGAATTTGGCGAATTGGCTGGGAAACTGTATGCCGGTGGAGGAACAGCCACGTGGAGTGGTGGAACTTCAAGCGGTGTAGACGGTGGCGGCGGTGCATCAAACTCTGCTGGGCAAGCAAATACCGGCGGCGGTGGTGGAGCTACTGGTGGCACTCTGCCTGCTTCTTTTGCTGGTGGCTCTGGCATCGTCTGCATAAGGCTACACAAAGAATAAACACGGCCTCCGTTTCGGAGGTCGGGAACGGAGGTTTATATGGCAATTACAGGCAGAGCGGTGACAGCAGGGGGAGGCGGAATTGCCAATCGGCTGGATTTCACCTACACGGGCGGTACATTCAACGAGCGTACCGCAGACGGTGTAGTGGAGTTTTTGGAAACCGGTATCCTTACGATGAAAAAGGATACGTATGTGGATGTATTCATGGTTGGCGGTGGTGCCGGTGGTGTGACTGTTGGATTATCCAACAGCGGCGGAACCGGTGGAAGCGGTGGATGCACAAGAACTATCGTAAATGCTTTGCTGCGAAAAGGGGTGGAATACCAAGTTGTTATTGGTGCCGGGGGCACCGGAGGCGGCAACTCCGGCGGTGAGACTTCGGCTTTTGGCTATACGGTTTCAGGTGGAACTGTTGCCGCCGGGGGTTCTGGAGGCGGAAAAGGAGGCGTCGCCAAAACCGGGCAGGTGAACGCCGGAGATGGCGGGTCAAACGGATCGGATGGTGGGAGTGTCGGATCTCCGACAACCGGAAGCCCCGGAAAAGGACAAGGCGCTACCACGCGAGAATTTGGCGAAGCAACCGGTAAGCTGTATGCCGGCGGCGGTGGCGGCGGCGCGGGAAAATACGGAGACATTGGAACTTCGGGAGCTGGTGGTGAAGGGGGCGGCGCAAAAGGTAATTCTACAACTGACGCTACGGCCAATACCGGCGGCGGAGGAGGTGGCGGGAAAGGATATTATGATAGTTCCAGTCCCGCCGGGAAAGGAACTGCGGGGGGCTCAGGTATCGTGTGTATCCGTCTGCACCAAGACGACCCTACTGAGAACGTGCTGAGTGGAACGTGGAAGTTTAATGACACACTTACCATGCCAAGCGCTTTGTTTACAGAGAACTTCGATTATGACGGGACAATTGCCTATGCTGGCTCCAGTCTTTATGGCGTGATGGGTGTGCAAGAACTTTCTTCCAATAAAGATCTGTGCTTTGGGCATAACCCCGGCGACTTGTCGGCAAATTATATACAAGTGTATAGGTTTACCAACAACACATGGCTACAAGCAACAGCAAAAACTATAAAATTCTGGAACCGCTATCAGGTAGTTTCCCCGGAGTTCTACGCATGGTTCACCGCAAACGCCACCAAGATTTCGGATTAAGGAGCGTGATTAAGTGAGATACGCATTGGTTGAAAACGGTGTTGTTACAAACATCATCGAAATGGACAAGCGGAACGAGCAGTTCTTCCCCTCCGCCGTGTACACCGGTGACAGGCCGGTGGGCATGGGCGACACGTACACGGAGGGGAAGTTTTACCGTGACGGCAAAGAGGTGCTGACGGCACTGGAGGAAGCCAACAACGAGATAGACAGCCTGACGCAGCAGCTGGGCGAGGCTGTGGAAACCATCTATCAGGCGGATATGGAGGTTATCGGATGAGCATGATTATCGGTAAAGCGTTAATTGCGGGGGGGGGGTACTGTTGACCGGTTAGATTTTACCTATACGGGGCAGTACAACGAGCGCCTTGAGGACGGCGTTGTGGAATTTCTGACAAGCGGTGTGCTGAAGTTCAAAAAGGAAGCCGCTATTGATGCATTCCTTGTTGGAGGCGGGTCTGGCGGCTGCACCGGCTGGTATCGCAACTCCACCAATTATGGAGGCGGCGGTGGAGGCGGTGGCGGAAAAACGGTGACGCTGCTGAATATCACACCGCGAGCGAATACTGAATATCAAATCGTTGTGGGAGCCGGTGGCTCATCCGGGAAGAAGAACACCACCGAATCCAACATAACAGCGCCTACAAATGGTGGTGATACCACCGCGTTTGGTTCAACTGCCGAGGGCGGCAGAGTACCTACTGTAATGACTTCTGGCGGAACTGTGTATTCCACGGGTTACGGAGTGCTGATTTGCGGCGGCAGCGGTGGTTCTGGCGGCGGACAGAGTGTGGGGCGCGGCGTAACGTCGTCCTACAATATTGCAGGTGCAGGAGGAAGCGATGGAAGTGATGGCGGTGCAGCAAACCCTCAGCCCAGCGCGACTGCCTATCCTATAGGCACCGGCCAAGGAACTACTACGCGCGAGTTTGGAGAGACAACCGGCAAACTCTATGCGGGCGGAGGAGGCGCAGGAAACATTCTTGGTACGCCTACAGCTGGTGGTGACGGCGGCGGCGGTAATGGCGGAGGTGATGCCGCGAACATGAATGCAGCTGCTAACACTGGCGGTGGAGGCGGTGGCCAAAATGAATCCGGCGGAACCACCGCTGGCGCGGGCGGCAGTGGCATCGTGTGCATCCGGCTGCACAAGGAAGCGTAACAACAAATTGAAAGGAGAATGACTATGTACAACATTATGACGAAGCTCATCAACAAGCGGTTTTACAAGACCCGTGAGGAGGCACAGCAGAAGAGCGACGTGTTTTACGCCGTGGGGCGCATCACGGACGAGCAGTACACGGACCTGTGTGCGCTGATCGAGAGCGTGTACGCAGAATAAGGGGCGGGGAGATTACTCCCCCCGCTGGATGTAGGCTTCCTCGGCATCGAGCTGTGCCTGTTTGAGCGCGGCGACGGCCTTTTCAAGCTGGGCAATGGCGTCGGTGACGGCGTTGAACAGGGTGAAATACTCGGGCATGGGAACACCTCCTTTCTGCAAGCAGGATAGCACAGGTGGCGTGTCAGAAACGGTCGAAGGGTGTCGAGGGGCAAAAATAATTTGAGAGGAGAACGCGGCGAATGGAACCGTGGGTACAGCAGATCGCCGTACCGCTGGCGGTAGCGGTGCTGACAAGCAGCGGCTTGTGGGCACTGGTATCGAAGCGGGCGGACAAGAACAACGCGGAGCGGAAGATGCTGGTGGGTCTGGCGCATGACCGCATCATCCATCTGGGCATGGTGTACGTGACGAGAGGGTACATCACGCAGGACGAGTACGAAAACCTCAATGACTATCTGTACCAGCCGTATGAAAAGATGGGCGGCAACGGCAGCGCAAAACGGGTCATGGAGGAAGTAAGGAAGCTGCCCATCAAGCGAGAGGCGTAAAGCCGGAAAGGAAGTAACTATGGACATCAACACTATCGGAGTAGCAACTGTTGCAGCTATCATCGTGATCTGCTATCTGATCGGCATGATCGTGAAGGCCACGGCGCTGGACAACAAGTGGATCCCCATCATTTGTGGTGTGTGCGGCGGCATCATCGGTGCGCTGGCGCTGGCATTCAATATGCCCGATTTCCCCGCCGAGGACTATTTTACAGCGGTCGCCGTGGGCATTATGTCCGGCCTGACCGCAACGGGCGTCAATCAGGTGTTTAAGCAGATGAAGTCTACCAACGACGAGGAGGCTATGTAAATGGCCGCCCCGAAAGTCTACCTGTCCCCGGCTATGCACATGGCGAACCCCTGTGTATATCCCCGTCCGGACGGGAAACAGTGCTATGAGGCACTTGAGAACAACGAGTACATCGACATTTTGGAGCCGATCCTGAACCGCTGCGGCATTGCCACCAAGCGCGGGTACCGGCGCACCCCCATGAACGGCGACAACGGCGATGCCATCATGAAGCAGAACGTGAGGGAAAGCAACGCATGGGGCGCGGACGTGCATTACGTCAGCCACACCAACGCCAGCGCCAACGGAACGGCGCAGGGGTGCCATCCCATGTACTACACCTATTCCGCCAACGGCAAAAAGCTGGGCAAGATCATGGTGAAGTACCGGAAGGAGGTCTACCCGCGCACGGTAAAGCTCGTTCCACGCGCCGATCTGTACGAGCTGGAAAAGACCAACGCTGTGGCGTTCTACGAGGAACACGCCTTCCACGACAACCTGGAGGACATCACTTGGTTCCACACCCACATGAAGGAGATCGCCGAGAGCGCGGCGAAGGGGCTGTGCGAGTGGTTCGGCATCCCGTATGTGGAGGAGACGAAGCCTGCGGAGCCGGAGACACCGGAACAGCCGACCGTAACCGAAACGTACACCGTGAAGGTGACACGGAGCGCGAACGGGAAAAACGGCACGTGGGAGATCGTGAAGTAAAATAAATCTGCTGGGCGGGAAAGAGCTACGACAAGCCGCCTCTTTCTCCGGCGTAAAGTCCCGCAAGCTCACGGCTAAAACCGTGTTATGGACAGCTACCACAAGCAGATACGGCGCAGATTGCAGAGAATGGCACCAAAGCGGGCTATTGCGTATGTGATGAGCGCCCAGCTACCGCCTGACGAAGCGGTGTGCGTTATTGAATGTGACGTGAAGCGAAAAAGCTATTGTGAAACGGCGTTACTGCTGAACGTATCACCGGAAACGGTAAAGCGGTGCCGCAGGAGAGCGTATCAGAAATTTGCAGACGAAGAAAGAAGCCACACCTGAAAAGGTGCGGCTTCTTTGTTTGCGCCCGGTAGGGGGGGAAACCGGGCGTATAAAAAGGGAAAGATTCCCGCCGGGAGTATTCCGGGGCGGCTGATTTTATTATACATCGTTTCTGCGGTATTGTACAAGTAAATATTTCGCAAATTAACGGCCTTTTTCTGACCTTTAACTGCCCCTTTGCGTGGGCAGTTTTTTGTTACGCTTATTTCAAGAAACGGAGGTGCTTGCATGGTTGAAAAGCTGGTGTCGCTTGGGTTTACCCAGCAGATGGCAGAGGACATCATTTGGGCGTATCAGGACGATCTTCCGGGGCTGAAAGCCTATGTTCAAGTGATAGAGCTGGTGGCGGCGCATGTATAGCTACTTCAACGAAAACCCACACGGGAAAAATGTTGGAGACTGCACTGTTCGGGCTATTTCAAAAGCCACCGGGAAAGAGTGGGGCGAAACGTACCTTGCTATGGCGGTGCAGGGGTATTTGGAAGGGGATATGCCATCCGCAAACGCCGTGTGGGGTGCGTATCTGCGGCGGATAGGCTACAGGCGGTACATGGTGCCGGATACTTGCCCGGATTGCTACACAGTCGGTAGGTTCGCCGATGAACACCCGGAAGGGACGTTTATCCTTGCGCTATCCTGGCACGTCGTGTGTGTTCAGGACGGCGTAATTTACGACAGCTGGAACAGCGAAAACGAAATTGTTTTGTATTACTGGCAAAAAGAAAGTGAGGCGTAACTATGGCATTTAACCCGTATTTCAACCCTTATTACCCGCAGCCAATGCAGGACAACCTTGCCCAGCTTCGGCAGCAACAGATGCAGACCATGCCGCCGCAGATACCGCAAATTCCACCCATGCAGAACCCGGTGGCGCAGGGCGGCGTACAGTGGGTAGCTGGTAGGCCGGAGGCGGAGAATTGGCTGATTGCGCCCAACTCTGCTATTGCGCTGTGGGACAGCACGGCTCCCGTAGTTTACTTGAAACAGGCCGATGCAAGCGGCAAGCCAACCCTCAAGACGTATGACCTTGTGGAGCGCCTTGCAAGCACTCCTGACGCGCAGAAAGCTCCCGCCCAGGAATATGTGACCCGTAAGGAGTTCGACGCGCTGGCGGCGATTGTGGGCGAAATAAAGGGAAAGAAGAAGCGCAAGGTAGAGGAGGACGAGGACGATGAGTAACAACCCGTTTTTTAATGCGTTAGGTGGTGGACAGATGCCGTGGCCGATGAGCGGCTTTCCCCAGCTGTTACAGCAGTTCAAGCAATTCAAAGCGAGCTTTAAAGGCGACCCAAAAGCGGAAGTAGAGAAAATGCTGCAAAGCGGCAAAATCTCACAAGACCAACTGAACAAGATACAGTCAATGGCAAACCAATTTCAGGGGCTTTTCAAGTAAATCAAAATCGTGGCCACGGTTTGATATAAATATTTTTTCAAAAGGAGTGATACTATGTCTCTTTCCGATGGCACCCCCATGATGACTATGCCTGTGGCTCCTGCCAACACCGGTAACGGTAACGGCTTCGGCTGGGGCGGTGATGGCGCGTGGTGGATCGTGCTGTTCCTCATTTTCGCTGCGTTCGGCGGCTGGGGTAACGGCTTTGGCTTCGGTGGCGGCGGCAACGGCGTGATGGACGGTTATGTTCTGACCTCTGATTTTGCCAATGTCGAGCGCAAGATCGACAGCGTAAATCAGGGCCTTTGCGACGGATTTTACCAGCAGGCGCAGCTTGTCAACGGCACCAACATGGCGATGGCAAACGGCTTTGCACAGGCCGAGCTTTCCCGTAGCAACCAGCAGGCGGCGCTGATGCAGCAGCTCACCGCCATGCAGATGCAGGCGCAGCAGTGCTGCTGCGAGAACCGGGCGGCTATCGCCCAGGTGCGGTACGACATGGCGACGCAGGCTTGCGATACCCGCAACACCGTGCAGAACACGACGCGGGACATCATTGATGCAATGAACTGCGGCTTCCGTAGCATCGATCAGCGTCTCACTGCGCAGGAGATCGCTGCGAAGGACGCGAAGATTGCTGAACAGAACCAGCGTCTTTTTGCTGCTGACCTCGCGGCCTCTCAGTCTGCTCAGACGCTTGATATGCGCAACTATGTTAGCGCACAGTTCGCGTATTACAATCCGCGCCCCGTTCCTTCGTTCAGCGTCCCTGCTCCATACCAGTACACCGGATGCGGCAATCAGTACAACTGCAATGGCTGCGGATGCTGACAACTGCATAGCATAGCTTTTTCCCCACATGGGGAAAATGGTCAGCCCCGTGCTGATACTGATACCAACGCGGCGGGGCAATAGCTCCGCCGCTTATTTTAACAGATAAAGGAATGATTTTAATGGCAGAATTTACTTCTGCGGCAATTCAGACCGTTGCTGCTGGGCAGAACGTTCCCCTGACGGAAACTGCGGTCAACAACAAGCCGTGTATCGTGCATCGAGCCGGAGCAGGCATCGTAACTTTGCGCGGGTTGACAAACCAGTGCAAGGCACGTTTTCGCGTGGCTTTTGGCGGCAACATCGCTATCCCTACCGGCGGCACGGTGGGAGCTATTACCGCCGCGCTGGCTATCAACGGTGAACCGCTGACCAGTGCCGTGGCGACCGTTACACCCGCCGCCGTGGAAAACTATTTCAACATTTATGTCAGCGCCATTGTGGAGGTGCCGAAGGGCTGTTGCCTGACTGTGGCTATGGAGAACACCAGCACACAGGCAATCAATTTCGCTAACTCCAACTTGACCGTTGACCGCGTAAGCTGAAAGGAGTAAACTATGAGTATGAAAGCAATGTACGATTTGCGCGATATGCTTTGCAAGGAGCTTGACGAAATCGCCCACAAAGGAGAGCTGGGCGCCGGGGATCTGGACATCGCGCATAAGCTGGTAAGCACCATCAAGAACATCGACAAGATCGATCTGATGGAAGATGAAGGGTACAGCCGTGACGGCGATTATTCCCAGCGGCGTTACTCCCGCGACGGCGACTATTCCCAGCGCAGGTATTCCCGCGACAGCTACGGTGGCGGCAGCTCCTACGCACGACGTGGCACCCATTATGTGCGCGGCCATTATAGCCGCGACGGCGCAAAGGATGACATGAAGCGCCAGCTGCAAGAGATGCTGGACAATGCGGATGATGATACCATCCGCAACGCCATTCAGCGGTGTATGGATGCCGTGGAGGGCTGAAGGGGGGTAATTCCCCTTGATCGACGAAAAGGAACTTAAAGCCTGGATAGCCAGACTGGAAACGGAACAGTCAAGCTGGCCGAACTACGAGAAGTTGGCCGCGCTGTACATTATACAAAACCAGCACGAAGGGCAGAGAAGCCCTGCACCGGTTGCTATGTATTCCAGCGCACCGGCTCCTGATGTGGTAGACGGTGACAGTGACTTTATGCAAGCGGTATCATCCCGCGCGCCGGAACAGGCGTGGGCCATAGTGGACGAGTTGATGGACGCGCTGAAAGTAACCAATGCGCGAATGTATGATAACGTGATGCGAAAGATGCGAGGATAAAGTATCCCCCGCCTGTTTTGGCGGGGGATATTCTTGTGTACTTAGTTTGTTGTAACCTAACGGTTTATATAAACTAAGTACTTACAGAAAGTCAAATTCAATCCGGCGGTCTTTGTATAGCCGGATTTCTTTTATTTTGAGTTTCCAAAATGCTTGTTTATTTTCTTTGTTAAGTTGTTTGTATATTTCTTGCCATCCTGCGGAAAATAAGGTAGCAATTTCTTCTGGTGCGCGGCTTTGTGATTTTACTTGTGTGATCTCGTCCATTTGTGATGTCAGCTCTGCATACTTTTTTGAGTAGTCCGCTTTTGAAATCATGTCGTCTATATATAACTCTGACAACTTGGATAGTTTTTTTTGTAAAGCCTTTAATTGCACATCTTGGTTTACTTTGGTTTCTTGCCGCGGCTTGGCTTGCAATTTGATCTGTATCTGTTCGTCTATTGTCGACAGCAGATAATCTTCGATTTTCCATTCGACAGTAAAATTACCGTTGTTGCATCCTTTTCTATGGGCAGACCCTTGACAATAGTAAGAGTAAGAGCACGCCCCGCTTGGCCGTGGAGACGGATGCCCTGTCATTCTGCGTCCGCATTCCCCGCAGACTATCAGCCCTGAAAAAATATACGTTCGATTGTAAGGGGATTTTCGCGTCACCCTGGTGCGTAAGGCTTGCACACGCTGAAATTCCTGCGGTGTTAAATACGGGGGTAATTTTATCCCGTGCCAGTCTCCCATGTATCCTGTGTTGTCCAACATTTGGCTGGCCGTTTGGTATTTAAGTTTTAATTCCGGTACTGCGTCCATCGCTTTTGTTATGGAGCCGGTTTCCAAAAATGTAGAAAAATATCTGCGTATACCCGGCTCCGCTTCTTTGTCTATAACAGCAAATTTCCCTTCGATTTTGTAGCCTTTCGGCAGATGACCGGTGCAAACCTCATTTCGATCTTTTTTTGCATCAAGCACTTTTTTTATGCGTTCACTGGCGCGGTCAGCTTCGTCCTGTGCTACAGAAAGCATAATGTTGATTTTCAACCGGCCTGCGGCTGTAGACGTGTCGTAGTCCTCATAAATCGTTTTCCACGACACGTTGTGGGCTTCAAGGATTTCCTGCACTTTGTAATACTCGCCGATGTTGCGAAACCACCGGTCCAGTTTTGTGACAAGAATAATGTCTACCTCATCACGCTTGACGGCTTCCAGCAGTTGAAGCATGGCGGGACGCTTTTCAATCTTCTTTCTGGCGGAAAACCCGGCATCCTGGAAAACGCCTACCACCTTCATATTGTGGGCTTTGGCGTATTCTTCGAGGTCGTTCTGCTGATCGTGAATAGACAAGCCAAACTTTTTCTGTTCTTCCGTGGACACACGCGGGTATAATGCTGCCCGCAATACTACGCTCATTGTTTATCTCCTCCCTTATCTGGCGACAATGTATACTTTTTTGCATAGCGAAAATACATCATCAAAATAGCGGCAAAAAAGCCAATACCGACTGCAAGCAGCAAAAAGACAATCCATGCGAATATGCTGGCCTCTCCGCCCTGAATAAGCCCCTGGTGGGGGATACGGTAGTCAAAAAAGATATATCCTACGATAACAGCCATAAATATGGCGCACAAAAACGTAAGGCCATAAATAGCAAATTTTGTGTCCCGCGATTTCTTGCGGTGGTAGTTAATGGTTTTTGCCATCTGCTCCATGCTTCCCTCAAGATGGGCTATTTGCACATCGGCATCATGCAGCTGCTTTTGGTGCTTCAACTGTTCATTGGCTTTCGTCAATTGATCTTCCGTTGTAACTTCTTTTTCAATCCCGAAATATTCATCCATTGAAACGCCAAGCGCGGCACAAATTAAACCCATTTTGTACACGCTCGGCTCCTTTGATGACGCGGAGAAAAAATTGCTTATGGTTGATGCTGAAATGTCCGTCATGTCGGACAAATCTTGTATAGTTAAATTCTGTCGGTCTTTTGCATCTTTGCACAAATCCTGTAATGTTTTTACCATTTTCCCCTTTTACTCCTTTTTCGGGCAGGAAAATTCCAATTCTGGTTTGCCGCAAACGGTAATTATCCGAATTTGGTATTGCCCTGCCAAACCCTGATTTGTTAGTGTGAACGTGCAGCCGGAAAGCCGGGAGGCCACCGGCGAGAATAGCCCCGCTGTCCGTTGCGGGAGCAGCGGGGCTATTTAACAAAGGCCCACATATAAACACTTCCCCCTGAAATATTTTTTAATTTGTTGCCTATTTGTGGGCAACAAACAGCTTGTACGTAACTATAAGTGTACTAACTTAGTTGTACACCGAGAAAATAATATGTCAAATCAAGAAAGGGGAGAGAAATGTATTGTACCAAAACAGCGGGGCGTGATAAAATGGAGTTGGCAGCAGTTGAAACACAAGACGTGTTGGGGCTGCTCAAGAAAAAAATACTGCTTCTTACCGATAACCAGTTGGACGAGTTGATTAAGGTGGTGGAATATGAGTTGTCAAAAAACGAGCGCTGATTACTTGGCAGATAACGCAAACGTGCGCAACATGAGCGATGCAGATCACAAGGAAATACAAATGGCGCTCGTGTTTCAAAGTATTGAAAACGAAAACCGGCTTGAACGCATAGAAAAGTTACTTCTTGTTCTGGCCGCATCGACGATGTTTAACGCAGTAGCGATACTATTAATGCAGCTATAGCAACAAGCAGAGAGAGCAAAGGTATCCAATTCTTAGACAACCAGTCTTGATTGGACTTTGCTTTCTTTTCTTTTTCTTTTTTAATGTTCTCCGGCGCACACTTATCGTATTTTTTCAAATACTTATTGTAGCAATATTCGCTTACACCGTATGCCTCATGTCGAGGCTGTCTATTAAGCTTCTCCATTTTTTAGCATTTCATCTACAATCCCTAATATTATTTCGCGCTGGCGATCTGATAATTTAGGGAGTTGGGTATACAACCGAGTTATTTTGTCATCATAGCCCTCGCCCTTTGCGGCGGGGGCTTTTTCTTGTTCGCCTACTCCGGCCATCAGTTCTGTGACGGTAACGCCAAAATAATCGGCAATTTTTATAAGAGACGATTTCCGTGGAGTTGCACCGTTTCCCCATCCGGTTACAGATGCCCTGGTAAAACCCAATTCTTCGCCCACGGCAGACGGGGACTTGTTAAGTTTGCTGCATAGTTTCACATAGTTAGAATAGAACAAAAATAAGCCCTCCATTTTGTACAACACGACAAAACTTAACAAACTTTACAATTTGGCTTGACTGTTAACTTTGTTAGGTTTATAATGGGCTTGTGGCTTGAAAAACGTTACAAAAAACCAGACCCCGATACATTGTATCCGTGTCAACGCTACTTTATTGCTTGAAGGTACGGTAGTTAACGAGGCTCCGATGCTCCCGCAACGGACACCGGAGCCCCGGCAGGGACGTCGTGACGTCACCTGCAAGCACAAAGTAGCATACTTTGTTAACTTTTGCAACCACAAATTTAGCCGCAGGCGGGAATACCGCAACTATTCTCGCCTGCGGCGCACCAAAAAACAAAGGAGGGCTAAATTTGCTGGAGAGTTGGACAGGCAAGCTGGTCGGCAAAATGCACGTTCACGAAATCACATACGACGAGGTAGCGGCAGAGCTTGGCGTTTCCCGCCCTTATGTCAGTATGCTGCTGAATGGGCATCGAAAGCCACCGGACGCAAAGAAGCGTATCGAAATGGCGATTGACAGCATTATCGCCAAACGCGCCGAGAATGGGTAAGAAAAAGCCCCGCCCGGTGCTGGCACACCGAACGAGGCATCTCCGAAACATCTACCAAAATGTTCTGCGGATAGTATACCACGACCGCAGAGGAAAGGCAAGAGATTATGACGTGTGCTGAAATTGCCGTGATGTTATGGGCGCGGCAGAACGGAATGGAAATTATCGAGGTCGAGTACATTCGACAGGAGGAAACGACATGAGTTGGTTTGCATGGACGCTGGCGTTTATCGGCGCGGCGTGGATGAGCTGGGCTATCGTCAAGGGCGTGGAGGCGCTGGGGCGATGAGAGAGCGGAACAGGCGGGCGCGGGAATACTCCCGGCTATGCCGCACCAGAAGATGGTGCAGGCGTATGTGGGTAGTGGCAATCGTCCTGTGGGCGATGCTGCTGGTGCTGGTGGCGTGGTGCCTGACGCTGCCGCCGGTGCAGGAGGACGTGGTGCAGTCACCGCCCACGGCAGAGATCGCGGAGCCGGAGGCGGAGAACGTGCTGGTATGTGACATCACCGGGTATTGTGCGTGCTGCACACCCTACGCCCACATGAACCAGCGGGACGGCCTGGTGCTGACGTCATCCGGCCTGTGGGTAAACATTGGCGAGGCCGTGGCTGTGGATCCGGACATCATCCCGCTTGGCAGCACGGTGACGCTGGGCGGTAAGACTTACATAGCAGCCGATACCGGAGTGTACGGCTACACGGTGGATGTGCTGATGAGCCACGAGGACGCGGCGCAGGCCGGTGTGGTGAAAGCGCTGGTGAAGTGGGAATGATTGGACTGGTGAACCGGACGGCTCCGCCCTGCAAGGGCTGCCAGCGCAGACACGAAAGGTGCCACGGGGAGTGCGAGGACTATGCTGTGTATTTACAGGATGTTCAGACCGACAAGGCAAAGCGGTACGCATCGTACAGCGAGGCTGATTTTTACAGCATGAACAGCGCAAGGCGAGAGAACGCCAAAAAGGCGATAAGAAAGAGGGATGGAAGATGAAGGTCTGTAAGGCAACAGACAAGGACATGAAATGCCGTGGGTTCCAGTATGAGCTTGGCAAGACGGCGGAGGTCGAGGGCGATATTGAATTGTGCGAAAATGGTCTGCATGCCTGCGAAATGCCATTGGGTGTGTTGGGCTACTACGCGCCCGGTGACGGTTCCCGGTATTTTGAAGCGGAGCTGGAGGATGTCAGCGACGCGAAGCGCAGCGATAATACAAAGCGCGTCGGCAAGAAGCTGACATTAAGCGCGGAGATCGGTATTCCGGGGCTGGTCAAAGCACAGGTGGAGTACGTCAAGGCGCAGTGCGACTTTGACAACGCCATCAAAAAGGCAGACGCTGAAAAGAAAAACCACGCCACCGGCGATAGGGGCGCAGCATCTGCCACCGGCTGGAGTAGCGCAGCATCTGCCACCGGCGATAGGGGCGCAGCATCTGCCACCGGCGAGAGGGGCGCAGCATCTGCCACCGGCGAGAGGGGCGCAGCATCCGCCACGGGCTGGAGGGGCGCAGCATCTGCCACCGGCGA